AAGACGCCCGAACCGACTGTTGAAACGTGCGTTCCCGATGACCAGGAGACAGTTGAGCCGGAAGTCGCTGTTGCGGAAGTCGCTGTTGCGGAAGCTGATGAATCGGATGAACAACCGCCGGCTTGCGATTCGGACTATGACGAAGAAGGCGGTCAAACGGGCTGGTCTGGCGAAAAGAATGGCGATTACGTCGTGCCGTTGGGCGATTACATCGCGCCGTTTGTGCCCAACGAACTATGTGCCGCAACAAGGGACGAGCCTAAGCGCCCGACCGAAGCGTCCGGTCACGCTGGTCTGAATTACTACGTCGACGTAGATCAGTTTCGCACCGATACGCGCGTCACTGAAGCCTCACTGGATCAGTGCATGATCGAGCAGAATGGTCTGCGTGCCTATTACGGCGCACAGGCTGCCCGAGCCGAAGCGCAAGCTGCTCGTATCAAGGCTAAATTTGAGGTCGTTGAAGCCACGCTCTACGATGAGCAGCGTAAGATTCTTGCCGCATCTGGCGAGAAGACGACGGAGAAGATGGTCGAGAATGCCGTCAAGATGGATCGTCGCTGGATCAAAGCGAAGAGCATGGTAATTGAGGCAGAAACCATCGCGGCGATCAACAAGGGCCTGGTGCAGTCGCTCGCTGACAGAAGAGATATGATTATTCAACTAGGCGCAGATCGTCGTGATGAATACAAAGGGGCAGCTCGTATCCTGGCGGAAAAACAGGACAGGGATGATCTGCGCGAACGTGCCTTGCGGCTCAAGCAGGGTGGCGCAGTGTAAGCAGGAAATAGTTTGCTATGACTTGTGATATAAGTCAGCGGTGACTATAATTAAAGGGCTGAAACGAGGTAAGCAACGAAATGGTTGAGTTTTCTGACCGTCGTTGCCCGACTCTAAAAGGCACTAACTAAAACTCAACTTTGAAAAGGAACTAAAACATGGACGCTACAAAACTGATGCAATTGATGAAAGACAAGAAGCAGTCTCTCAAGCAGAAAGCCAAAACACTCAAGCCTAACCCCGGTGCAAACCGTTACGTTCTGTTGCCTGGCTGGCGCAAGGGCGAGGAGTATATCTGGTTTCACGACTTTGGTCAGCACTACATCAAGAACGCCGCTGGCGAAATTCAAGCTGTTTATCCCTGCCTCGACAAGACATTCGGAAAGCCTTGCCCAATCTGCGAAGGTTTGAGCAAGGCCGCGCGTATGACATCGGACGACGAAACCGTCAAGCTGCTGAAGGACGCCGCTTCTGGCCAGTCTTATCTGTTTAATGTTTTGGCCCTGGATGCTGATGACGACACGACTCCGCAAATTCTCGAAGTTCGTAAGTCGGTATTCGGCCAGATCGTTGACCTGATCGAAGAATGGGGTGTCGCCGTGTTTGATCCGGTTGCTCCGCAGATCATTACAGTCAACCGCGATGGCAAAGGTTTGAACACCAAATATACCGTTCAAATCTCTCCGAAGAAGCACACCCTTCCAAAGGGTGTACTTGGCAAGCTGAATGACTTGGACGAGTACGTGCGTCAGGAAAATGAAGAGCAACAGCGTCGCGCTCTGAACGCCATCAACAACGTCGCCGGTCTGCTGCCTGCCGTTCCTTCTGACGCCGACAAGCCGCGTACCAGCTTCAGCACTATCGACAATGACGATGCCGCGCTGCGTGATGTGGAGGCGCGTCACGTTGTCTCCGCAAGCAAGCCGTTTGCCACTGACATCGCGCTCGATGACGAGCTGGATGATCTTCTTGGTGAAATGACTGGCGCTGGCGCCGACGCGTAATGGCGTAAGTCATTAGTAATCTAACGAAAGCCCTCTTCGGAGGGCTTTTTAACCAGGGGGATCCATGAGCAAGACATTACTTGTCGATGCCAATAGTATTGGATATGCGGCCCATTACGCCACGAAATTGACCTCGGGTGGGATGGAAACACAAGCGGTCTTTGGCTTCATCAAAACCATGCGCGAACTACGTGTGACTTATCCTGAACACAAGCTGATGTGTCTCTGGGACGGTCGCGCTGAATGGCGCTTCAACATCAATCCCGATTACAAGTCCAACCGTGAAGCCGACCCTAAGAAAGCTGCGGCTAAGGAAGCGTATGTGACTCAACGTCCGTATATTTCTCGCGCCCTGCATCATCTTGGTGTGCGGCAGATGACGGTCGCTACACACGAAGCTGATGACATGGCGGGGCTGCTGGTATCGCAACTTACGCAGAAGCCTGACAACGAGATCGTTATGATTTCTGGCGACAAAGACTGGATACAACTGGTTCGCCCAAATGTTATCTGGCGCGATTTGCGCGACGACAGTCGCATCGTCACCATCGACAACTTGATGGACAAGACTGGCTACGCGACACCGTATGGCTTTCTTGAGGGTAAATGCCTTCAGGGCGACTCGTCCGACTGCATTTCTGGCATCGGTGGTATCGGTGAAAAGGGAGCGCCAGAGTTCATCGCTGAGTTCGGGTCGGTTCGCAAGTTCTGGCAGCGCTGTGACAGCGGTGAATTCAAGCCCAAGAAGAAAGCGCACTTGCGTCTGTGTAGCGCGGAAGGGCGAATGATCTTTGGCCGCAATTTTCGGATGATGCAATTGCTGAAAGTCGCTCCGCCCGCCAAGAGCGCGGTAAGTATCGACAGCGGCGAATTCAACAACGAGAAGTTCGGCGAATTGTGTGAGGAGTTGGCGTTTGTCTCGATTCTTAGAAATCAAGAAAACTTCACCAACGCTTTTAAGGAACAGTGAGCGAAGCGGTTACATTTAATAAATTCAAGGAGATATAATTATGAGTTCATCAGCACTGGCGAAAGCTCTGCTCGACGCAATTGGTCCGAACGACGAAGGACAAGAAGTCAAACACTGGCTTGATACCGGCTACCCGTTGTTGAATAAGATCATCAGTGGCGACTACGACAAGGGCATTCCGTGTGGTCGTATTATTGAAATGTTTGGTCCGCCATCTTCGGGCAAAACGTTGATCGCTACGCAGCTTATGATCGCCACGCAAAAGGCCGGCGGCTTTGCTGGCTTCTGCGATCACGAATACACCTATCAGATGCCGTTCGCTAAGAAGCTCGGTCTGAGCGACGGTGGCTCGAACTGGATTTATCGTCGACCGAGAACGTGGGAGGAGTCAAACACTATCGCGCTCAAAGCGGGTCAGATCATTCGCAAGAACAAGCTGGTGCCTGACGATGCTCCGATTCTGTGGGTTTTCGATTCTGTCGCTGCAATGATTCCCAAGTCAATGTTGATGGACAAAGATGGCAGGGATCGCGGCATTGACGAGTTGAATATGAACGACACGACGGCCCTCTCGCGGGTCAGCTCCAGTACGTTGAAGGTTATCAATCAGATGACTGCCGAGCTGAATATGACGGCTTTGTATTTGAACCAAATTCGCACCAAGGTAGGTGTCGTTTACGGTGATCCGACTACGACGCCAGGTGGCGCCGCATTCGAGTTTTACGCTTCGGTGCGTCTTGCGCTCAGCAAGAAGCTGGTCAAGGACAAGGCTTCTGGCGATGTGGTCGGTCAAGTTACTGGCATCATGACCAAGAAAAACAAAGTAATTCGTCCATTTCAGGAAGTTGATCTGCGTTTGACTTTCGACGATGACGGCATGGCCCACTTCGACTTTACTAGCGGCATGTTGGACTTCTTGATTGAAAACAAGAAACTGGAAATGTCAGGTGCGTATATAAACTGGATTGACGGCAAGAAGTATTACAAGAAAGCGTTGGCTGAAAAAATTGAAGCTGAAGGTTTGCAGGAAGAACTCAAGACCTTGGTTCGGGCGGTCTAATCTGTTATTCGGGTGATGCAAATTGGAACTCTCTATAATTAACCTGTCTTCAACAGTGTAGGGAGTTTCGTCATGAGTATCAGAGTCATTGGCTTTATTGCGCCCATTATCGGCACCGAGGATGAATTCAACACGTTTCGTTTGGGGAGTTTTTACGCCAAGCGTCTTTCTCCTGGGGATGAAGTGTTTCTTCTGGATGAGAAAGAGAAAATGGTCTTTGGTTGTGCAAGAGTGCAAAGCATCTACACCGGCGGTCTTGATGAAATGTGCGCTATTCACGCGCACAAGAACCACACTGAGCTTGCAAATGATCCGAGCACGGCGCCAGAGAGGCTGAATGAGACGATTCGTAAGATTTACGGCCCTCACATCGCCACTATGCACAGAAAAACAACTGTGATTTATCTCAAGAGAATTGAATAAGTTTTGGGATAAACGACACACTGGATTCGACAAATACGGAGGTAGAGACGTTTAGTGATTACTCGCGTCAAGCACACGATCAACGGCAAGGTCTGCGGCATGTTCTATCGCTTTAAGGATGGGCGCTATCTGTATCTGGCATGGGTGTCGGGCGATAAGCCGCGTTCTCTGCATGTCAAGAAGAATGCTTGGTGTATTGATTTGTCCATCGTGCGTGAAGTCGAACGTCGTGGCTGTACTGCGATAGGCGTCGCGCACAAGACCAGCAAAGGCGTGATCTATTACATTACGAACATTGCCGACATGCTGAATTCACCATCGGAATTCTACTCTGGTGGGAAGCAGCCACAGCGCTTGCTGCATCGCGATTTGTTCCTTGTGAACACTTCCAAGAGTGCAGGCAACATCGCTAAGGCTATCAAAATACGTTAGTTACTCCTGACGTATTCTTATATAATGGTTTCAATTACAGAAAGGGTTGAACAATGCTTTACTCGAAAGACAGGACAATAAACGATGTGGTTCGTGAATTACTGCGAGGCGATTGGGCGTTGAAGTCCAGAAACAAGCACATTCGCATTGAGAACAGAGTCACGCATGACGTAATCACTGTGCCATTCTCTCCGAGCTGCCCTCGTACAGTGCAGAACTGGCTGCATCAGGTCAAGAAGTCGTGCGGCGTTCAGGCAGCAAAGCAATGCTGATGACGGCCGCTCTTACATGCCTGGCGATGAACATTTACGCGGAAGCTCGCGGAGAATCGTTTATTGGGCAACATGCGGTCGCGCAAGTAACTATGAACCGTGCCAAACGCGATTCAATGAATGTGTGCAAGGTTGTAACGGCCAGCGGGCAGTTCTCGTGGACAACGAAGGTGGTTCGCAAGATCAATGGCAAGTACGTGCTGCTGAAAAAGGCAGAGCCGAAAGATAAGAAAGCGTGGGCGCTGGCGCAGAGCATTGCGTTCGTAACCATGAAGGGTTGGACGCCCGACATAATTGGTGGCGCAACCTTCTACCATACGAAGGCGGTAAATCCGTACTGGAGCAGAAGCAAGAGTTTGAAGTTGGTGACTGTAATCGGACAGCACTGTTTTTATCGTTTTGCATAATAAGTCATTTGCGACTTGGAGAAGAGCGATGAAGATTCATGTATGCACACGTTGCGGCAGCGGAAACGTCTTGCAGGATGTCTTTGTTCACTATAACGACAGAAAGAATGTCCAGGCATTCGATGATATTTACTGCGAAAACTGCGAATCGTTCTGTGAGACGAATGAAGTTGAAGTGCCTGACGACTTCGATGTGTATTCCGACATTTATTATGATTTATTATGAAAAGAAAGTATAAACATGTATAAACGTGAAGAAAATTTGGAGGAGTTGAACATGAACATGAAGCCTTATGGTTTGATAAGCGACACACATCATCATTTATGGTCAGCATTCGCCGGTGTAAACGATAACGGCGTGAATTCCAGACTGCAATTGCTTCTGAACGAAACAGTTCGTTGCGCTCATGAGGTTCGCAAGGCTGGCGGCGACACCATCATTCACGCCGGTGATCTGTTTCATGTAAGAGGTAGTATTGCGCCGTCCGTCCTGAACCCAACGCTCGACTGTTATGACAGTCTGATTAACGACGGTTTCAAAATCGTGATTAACGCTGGCAATCACGATCTGGAGGGTAAGACTTCCGCGCGACTCAATAGCGCCATCACCGCGCTTGAGGGCATCGGCTGCGTTGCTGTTAATACGCAGGAGATTGGTTCGCGCGTAGTAGATCGAGTGATTCTAATCCCCTGGATCGCCAATGTAAAAGATTTGCAAGAAGTTATCGTATTCGCTCGCGACGTCTGTCGTGACCCGTCTGAGGTCGATTTGATTCTACATGCGCCAATTGATGGTGTAATTCCTGGTCTGCCCAATCACGGCTTGACACCAGATTGGCTCGGCATGCTTGGTTTTCGCTCTGTCTATTCTGGTCACTATCATCACCACAAAGAATTCGACCATCATGTTTATTCAATTGGTGCGCTTAGTCACCATACCTGGAGCGATGTCGGCACTAAGGCTGGATTTCTGGTTGTTGGCAAAACAGGCCCGAAGTGGTTTAAGAGTCACGCGCCAGAGTTTGTCGAGATTACCGCCGACACCGATCCTGACGACATTCCGATGATTGTGGACGGCAACTACTGCCGTGCGGTGATTAACTCATCAAAACAGAAAGAAGTTGAGGAGCTTCGGCAGTATTTAATTGGGCTTGGCGCAAAGGGCGTGGTCATTCTGTCGCAGAAGGAGGCGACAGTGACGAAGCGTGACGGTGCTACGATAAAGGCTGGCGCGTCACTTGAAGTAAGCGTGGCCGATTTCATCAAGGGTCAGAGTTACGCCAATCCTGAAAAGCTGGCTGTACTGTGTCAGGAGATTCTGAGTGAAACAAGGAGTGCGACATGAATATCGAAAAACTGTCCGGTCAGAACTTTCTGGCACTCGGCAACATCAGCATGGAATTGGACAACCGTGGATTGCTTCTGATTCAGGGCGAGAATGGCGATGATCCATCCGCTGACTCAAACGGCTCGGGCAAGTCGTCCATTCCTGACCTATTGTGCTGGACGCTCTATGGGGTTACGGCGCGAGGAGTGTCTGGCGACGCGGTGGTCAACAAAACGGCCAAGAAGGACTGCTTCGGCTCTGTGATTTTACGCGATCAGCCTGGAGACGATTTTGTCTACACGATTCAGCGTTTCCGCAAACACTCGACGGGCAAGAATCAATTGCTGGTGACGAAGGTGACTGGTGCCGCATCTGTAGACCTGTCGAAAGGCACCGACAAGGAGACGCAAGAGGTCGTCAATCAAATCATGGGTTGTAGCCTCGACGTGTTCATGGCGGCTGTCTACGCGGGTCAGGAGCGTATGCCAGATTTGCCGGGTATGACCGACAAGATGCTCAAGACGCTGATTGAGGAGGCTGCTGGCGTTGAAGTGTTGACCGAAGCCTACGCGAATGCTCGTAACCGTTATGGCACAGCGAAATCCTATGTCGACAACCTGCTTTCAACAAGAGTCAGCGCGACTGCCAACGTCAGCTACCTCAACGGCGAAGTGGCGCGTCTCGAAGGGGTGATGAAGGATTTTGAGGATGGTCGTCGCGACCGCGCAAAATTCGAGCTGACGAAGATTTTGCCACTCAACAAAGAAATTGCCACCGCAGAAAAGGCGCTCAAGACTTGGAATGAAACAGATGTTCGTGAACAGCTCGCCATCTGCGAGGTCAAGATTGACAGTCACAAAGCAGAACAAGCCGAGCTGAATCGCCTGACCGCCGAGTATCGCAAGGCTGAACTTGCGCAAAGCAAGGCCCGTCGCGATGCGGAAGAGGTGAAGCGTATCGTGGATCAGCGCGAAAAGGCGCTTGCCGACATCGACAATCGTGTTGGCAAACCTTGCGGTGAATGTGGCAAGCTATATCGCGCCGAAGACCTCGCGACTGCCAGAACAACACAAGAAGAACAGATTGCAAAGGCCAAAGCGTCCCTGCGCCCTCTTCTGGTTGAACTCAAGAAGGCTATCGAGAGCGAAAAGATCGCTGCTGACGCTGCCGCGTCATTCAAAGGTAGCATGACCGACATTACCGCTGTGGCGCAGCGACAGCGCGAATTGAGCAACCTGTCAAACGCAATAGACGCTACTAAACGAAGCATTGAAGCGAAGCGGAAAGAGGTCGCTTCTGTCAAGAATGCGGCAAACCTGAAATTGACTGAAACGAACCCCTGGACGATGGCGGTCGAAACAAAGCGAGAAGAGGTCAAACGTGCCGATTTGGCGCTTGCAGAAGTTACAGCAAAGATAGAAGAAGGCAGCGCAATGCTGGAGCTTCTGGCAGACGCGGTAAAGGTCTTTGGCCCAGCCGGTGTTCGGGCGCACGTTCTCGACACTGTGACGCCATACCTCAACGACCGGACGCGGGACTACTTGGGCGCACTGGCAGATGGTAACATTCATGCGACGTGGGCCACACTTACAAAGACGGCCAAAGGTGAGTTGAAGGAGAAATTCAACATCGAAGTGGTCAACGACAAGGGAGCCGAGAATTTTGCTGGTCTATCTGGAGGTGAGAAGCGCAAGGTGCGCCTGGCGACAGCGATGGCCCTGCAAGACATGGTAGCTTCAAGAGCCACGAAGCCAATAAACATCTTCATCGCGGACGAAGTTGACCATGCGCTTGACGAAAGTGGCCTTGAGCGCCTGATGGGCGTGTTGGAACGCAAGGCGCGTGAACGTGGCACGGTGCTGGTAATCAGTCACAACTCGCTCAGTGATTGGATTTCGGAGGTAATTACTGTTACAAAAACAGCCGGCATTGCAACGGTAAGTGGAGCAACCGAACGTGGTTTCTAAACATGGGCCGACATTTGGCGATATGATGCAGCCTGGCTTTCATTCGAGCGACTCAAGCACCTGGGCATCGACGAAAGAATATGTCAAAAAATATGTCAAAAAATATGCCGAAATAGAAGAGTTGCAGAAGAAATATAATCACAGCATGGTAAAGGAAAGAAACGTGGAAACAGATGAAGAAGTAACAATGAATGGCTTTGCAGATATTATGACGAGCTTTCTGGAATCTGAACAATCCAGGCGCTTCATGCTTGCCGAGCCTCTGACGCTGACGGTCAAGAAGAAAGATGGCAGTTACTCGAAGCGACCGCACGTAGGTGGTGAAGAATTCAAGGTGGTGCGCTGTTACGTCAGCAAACGCTCGCGCTTGATCTATGTTTTCAAGCCTGTCGACGTGGCTGATTACGTTGAAATGGAAATGCCTGAATCGCAAGCGAAAGCGTCATTGAATGATTTTGCCGCGTTTATCGGCACAGGTGGTTCAGAGCTTGATCGCCTAAAGCGCGATGTGATGCAGAAAGCGTCTTTGGATGCCGAACGTGAAAAGATGGCAGACCGTCATGATGTTTATGCCGACCTCGGCTTCGGCAGTTGGTAGAAACGACAAGGAATTGGTATGAAAATAAAAATTGTAGGCGTAGACCCCTCTCTCAGAAATTTTGGCATCGTTAAGGCAGAGTTAGACCTGGATACGATGAAATTCAAGGTGTATGACATGCGCCTTGTCACGTCTGAAGACAACGCGAAAGCGACCAAAACCGTTCGCAAGAACTCTGATGATCTTCGTCGCGCAAGGCTGCTGCACGAGGGTTTTGTCGACGCTTGCAAGGATGTGTCGTTCGCCTTCGTCGAAGTGCCTGTAGGTTCGCAATCTGCTCGCGCAATGGCTTCTTACGGCATCTGTATCGGCGTTCTTGCGGCGTGTCCAATCGCAATGATCCAGGTTTCACCAGCCGAAGTGAAAATGGCAGGCACTGGCGAGAAGACCGCGACGAAGGGCGAAATGATCGAAGCTGCCGTTGCCGCGCACCCTTACGCACCGTGGATGACGCGCAAGTCGAAGGGCAAGATCGAACTGCTTAACGCCAATGAACACCTCGCCGATTCTATTTGGGCAATTGAGGCAGGCATCGTCACAGATCAGTTCAAAGGCGCCGTGGCAATGCTTCACACTCTAAAGGTTGCCTGATAAGGTAAGTCAGAAGTGACTATACTTACAGAGTAAGCTGATAAACGATTGAGAGGAAGAGAAATGTCTCAAAGAGACGAATACGGAAGTTATAAGGTGGCCCACCGCTGGATAAGGGCATGGCGTCATCCTTATCCGGCATTCTCACTGAATTGAATACCGAGAATATGTGGATGGAAAGAAGCGAGTTTATACGAGCGCCGCGGTGTACATAGCCGATCATCCAGAATTGGAGTTTGCGCACGATGTTTTCCTGAGAGTTCAGGGCGAGTTGGAAGCGGGTATCTCGCAGCCATAAACGGAGGCTGAGGCGTACTTGCCGCAACTTATCGAGCGGGTGCGGAATGAAGCGAATATCAGACTGAGCGCAACAAAATTGGGTAAAGCGGAACGATTCGCGTTTACATTAGATTATTTGTTTTTTTGGAGATAAAAATGGACGATAAAACTATAGCATTAATTGGAAAAATAGCCGAGAAACTTGGAACAACGTCAGAGCATTTGTGGGGTGTTTTGCTACGCCAAGCGCCCATAAGCGGTGCTGTTGAGTTGTCTACGGCTGTTGTTATGGCATTTGCGGCTGTTGGTTTAGTGCGGTTTGTTAAAGGTAAGACAACGAAACCAGCTAAGACTGAAGACAAGCGATGCTCATATGCCGAATGGAAAGACGAAGTTGCGATCTTTGCATGGCTTGCAACGGCTGTTTATTTAATTATTACTGGCGTGGTGGTGTTTGGATCAGTACAGGAAATTGTGGCGGCGTTTTTCAACCCTGAATACTGGGCTCTGTCTTACATTTTGGGAAAGGTATAACAGGGTGAGTTGATAGTGTTTTTTGATGCAAAAAGACATGAGTGAGAGGGTGATTGTAATTGGGCACCACGGCCACGCACAGGCAAAGCGGACGAGTGATGCGGGTGGCACCGCAAGATCACTGGCAGTCAGCAGCGCACGCGCAGTCCATGCTGCAGGAACGGAAGCCAACCGGAAGGCCGAGCAAAAGCCGGCAATCGCTCTCTCACTCATGTCTTTTTACATAGGGATGCGCAAATGAAGCTCGAAGGTAAACCAGAGTTTGCTGGAACGCCGAAGTGGTACATCGGATCGGATGGCATTAAGCGTTGGCTGAGTAATGATCAACCATGCGACAAAGCAAGCGAACGAGCTATGTGGAAATGCACCCAATGCGGAAGAATTGGGCTGGTTGGTCGGTGCTGCGGGTTTGATACCCGCGAGCCGATTGAGATTGATCTGCCTAACGTGTCGTGTCTGGACGACTCAGTAAAGTCAGATACCGAAGGAGAAGTGGAATGAATGAGCAATGGAACTGGTTGATCGGACGCAGGCTTAGTCTCGGCGAGGTGATTGATGTTTTTGGCGAGTCTGCAACCGTGCGGCGTGGCGATGATGAGATACGTATCCTGCTGTGCGAACTGCTAGAAGATGACTACAAGGAGCACGACAGAATCGACCGAGGTCTGAACGATGCATTGGACACCGGCGAAGGAATATACCGTTCATGAGTGATGATCAACTAATAGCGGAAGTGGCTAAGCTCTGGGTGGATAATGGAGGGGATGCTGAAGGATTGACCTGGTGTTATGATAAATTGCGAGATGCCATAATTTCCGAAACAGAAAAACGACAAACCCACGCAGGAGAATGAAATGGACATACAACGACTGCGTAACCTGACAACGGGATGGATACACACCAGGTTCGAACACGTTTATGAGGATATTGTAATAATAGTTGGCGAGCGCAATGCCTTGTTGCATCAACTGTCGAATGTCGTCCGAGCAATTCAGCCATACTTGCGCGAAAAGATTACGGACGCGAGATTTTGGGACGGGAAAAACGATCCAACGCACGCCGGAGATATAGACGTTCCGACGATGAACAGTGTGGAACAAGAAGCGATGTGGAAAAGATACGCAGAAGAACAGGAGACAATGCGGAAGAGATATGCAGGAGAATAAAAGTGATTAAGGGACTAATTTGCGCGCTGTTTGGACATCGCTACGTAGTGCAACAGGTTTTCAGCCCGACAAGCCGGAAGGTTGGTTGTGCGCGATGTGGCAAAGAGTGGGGAATGAATGACAGTGTGTGTGCGTTCGTTCCGTGGGACGGTGAGCTGGAGCAGTTGCACCGTGACATCGGACAATGGCCTGATGCGAAGATTTGACGTTCTCCCCGCTCTAAAGGACGGGATTGAAGTAAATGACGGAAACGGGGAATAGAAAATGCGTGGACGAATAAAAGTAGGTGCGTTAATTACTCAGGATTTTGCAACAGGTCGATGGCCGGCGGCAAGGATCGGTACGGATACTGACCCGGATATAGAATTCGAATGCGAATGGAAAGGATCGTTTTGGGAATGCATCGCGGATGGCTATGGGATGTTGCGTAGCTGTGGTGATGCTGGAGAGTACGGCAACGGAAGCATTTTTGTACATGATGTAGATGGCGTGATTGCGTCTTCTGCGGAATAGACATCAACAAAGGAGAATAAGATGGAATGGAGAAAAGATAAAGCGCCGCATTCAATCGGTGAAGTATTGTTTCTTGGACCTTGGAATGTTGGAGGTGTTCATTATGACAGTCTCTCGTCTAAGGACGATGTAATTAAATATACCGCTACGTGTAAACTTCCTGGAATCAAATGGCCTGGAAAATTTCAGACAGCAAAGGAAGCCAAAGCAGCAGTTGAGTATTCAGTCAAGCATTGGCTTAGTCAGTTGCCAATAGAACATTAGTCGATGTCAGTTAAACGCAAAATAGCTAACTATCAGGAGTCAAGAACCATGAAATTTAGAAAGAAGCCGGTTGTAATTGAAGCAGAATGCTACGACGGCACTAATGAAAGTGCTGAGCGAATTATGAGCATGGGAGGTACGCGAGAAATTAGATACCGTCCTGAAGGGCTTTACATCGTAACCTTGGAAGGGACGATGAAAGCAAACATCGGGGATTGGATAATTCGGGGTGTCAAAGGAGAGTTGTATCCCTGTAAGCCGGATATTTTCGATGCGACGTATGAGCCTGTACGCTGAAATTCAGAATCAAATTGTCACAGTAGTAACGAGTTAGCCTCCTGCTCACTCAGGAGGCATAATAGAAAGGAGATTACTATGAACTTTGGTGAAGCTATTGAAGCACTTAAATCCGGCAAGAAAATGGCCCGCACTGGCTGGAACGGAAAAGGCATGTGGATTATTCTTGTTCCAGGAGCGTCGGATGCGAAACTAAACGAAAACACGCCGTACCACAATGCCCTGCAAACAGATCATTGTGAAATTCTGCCTCATATTGATATGTGGACAACCAATGCACAAGGGCGCAGAGCAATGCTACCAGGCTGGCTTGCCAGTTCGTCGGATATGCTTTCCGACGACTGGGTTGTCGTTTCGTGAGACGACGAACCCGTTGGTTGTCAGGTTAGGATGTTTTATGCGCGACACGAAGAAAGACGCACCAGACTTTACAAATGATGATGGCGTTCAGTGGTGGCGTGAGCCAACGCTGACACGCTACGCTCTCTCGAAGGGTCTTGCAGACATGAAGGTGTGGACAGTACACAGACCGGATGGGCACAGAACTCGTCTTCTTACGGAAGGGCGAAACGTACTGGCTGAAGACCAAACACTCGAAGGATTAGGGATTAAAATTGATCTGTTGGCATTTCTGCGACAGACGGCAGGCTGAATATTGAAGTCACACAATGAGAGGGTTGAACTATGGCAAAAGAAGATGTTAATAGCAAGGATACGAAAAACACACCAATGAACCGAAGCGTTTGCGCCGCGAGGGTGGCCAAGCAGGACGAGTTCTATACGCGGTACGTCGACATCCAGAAAGAAGTCGAAGCCTATCTTGAGTTTGACTCAAATACCTTCCGAGATAAGGTCGTCTATTGCAACTGCGATGATCCATTCAAGAGCAATTTCTTCAAATACTTCGCCATCAACTTCAACAGGCTTGGTCTCAAAAAGCTGATCTCTACAGGTTTACCCATCGCCGGTCACGAAACATCCCAGAAGCTCACGGCGCTTGCTGTCATTCTCGATCAGGTGAAAGACGAAAACGGCGATGGCGCCGTGGACGTCACCGATGTCGAGCTTTTCCTCAAGCGCAACCAGACGGCGCAGATTGCGCTGAAAGGCAGCGCCGACTATCCCGGCGGCGATTTCCGCAGCCCGGAGTGCGTCGACTTCCTGAAACAGGCCGATATCGTCGTCACCAACCCGCCCTTCTCGCTGTTTCGCGAATATGTCGCCCAGATCGTGGCGCACGGGAAGAAGTTTCTCATCATCGGCAACAAGAATGCGATCACCTACAAGGGGGTATTCCCTCTTATCAAGGAGAACAAGATTTGGGTGGGGGCAACGGCATTTTCGAACGACATGTGGTTCGTTGCTGACTATATTGGAAAGTATAAAAAAGTAGTCGATGGAGTGAAGCTCATCAGTGTGCCGGCAATCTGGTTCGCCAACATCGACCACGGACGCCTTCATCAGGAACTGCCGCTCATGACTATGACGGACAACCTGAAGTTCAGCAAGCACAAGAAAATTCGCAGCAAGACGACCTATGACCGCTACGACAACTACGACGCCATCGAGGTGCCTTTCACCGATGCTATCCCTAGCGACTACGACGGCGTGATGGGCGTTCCCATTACCTTCCTCGACAAGTACAACCCGGAGCAGTTTGAGATATTAGGTGGCACCGAAAGTGAAGGTAAGGGCCGTTCAAATGGTCTGTGGTGTGGAGGGGCTACGCAAGCGTTAGTCAATGGCAGGAAAATCTATAAGCGCCTTTTCATTCGTCACCGCCGTCCGACCACAAAAGGGAAGTAGACATGAAGAAGTTTAGGACTGGTAAGTCACGACTGGATGATGTAGACTTCCATTCCCGTTTTTCAGCCACAACATAAGGACAAAATTAGATGGATGTAATTAAACGTGACGGCTCAACGGAGCCGCTCTCAATCGAGAAGATTCACAACGTAGTAGGATGGGCCTGCTCTGGTCTGGATGTTTCGCAGTCCGAAGTTGAGGTTGAGGCGCATTTGATGTTCTTTGATAAAATCAAGACAAGCGATATTCATGAGGCGCTGATTAAAGCCGCCGCAACGCTGATCTCCGCCAACCGTCAAGATTACAGTTTTGTGGCCGCGCGTCTGCTGCTGCAAAAGCTCTACAAGGAAGTGGCAAAGTCCACCGAATACCCGCACATCGCCGATTACCTCAACGCGGCGGTCAAGGAGGGTCGTGTAGCGCCAGCGCTGCTGACGTTTGACTTGAACCGCATCAACGCCGCGATCAAGAAGAAACGCGACCTGCAATTTACTTATTTGGGCCTGCAAACTATAGCCGACCGCTATTTGATTCGTAAGACGCACCTGGACGGCCAGGGCAATGCGCAGATTCTCGAATTGCCGCAACACTTCTGGATGCGCGTCGCGATGGGGTTGGCGCTCAACGAGAAGGACCGCGAGGCTCGTGCCATTGAATTTTACGATGCGCTGTCGTCCTTTCTGTTTGTCAGCTCCACACCGACGTTGTTTAATTCTGGCACTCTGCATTCTCAACTTTCTTCCTGTTACCTGAACACTGTCGAAGACAGCATCGACGGCATCTACGGCACAATTCACGAGTGCGCCAACCTGTCGAAGTACGCAGGTGGCATTGGCACCGACTGGACGCGCGTTCGTCCCGCCAACGACGCAATTCTTGGCACCAATGGTAAGTCTTCCGGCATTGTGCCTTACCTCAAGGTGTTCAATGATACTGCCGTAGCGGTGAACCAAGGCGGCAAAAGAAAAGGTGCGTTTTCGGCATATCTGGAGCCGTGGCACCCCGATTTGTACGATTTCATCGACCTGAAAAAGAACTCCGGTGACGAACGTCGCCGCGCACATGACATTTTCCCCGCACTGTGGGCTAATGATCTGTTCATGAAGCGTGTCGAGGAGCAGAGTGAGTGGAGCTTCTTCAGTCCGAAGGAGTTTCCAGAACTTCACGAGCTACATGGCGATGCCTTCGAAGCACGTTATGTCGAGCTGGAGCAGGCTGGCAAGGCCCGTTTCTCACGACCAGCAATGGAAGTGTGGAAGAAGATTCTGACCAGCCTATTTGAAACTGGTCATCCGTGGATGACATTCAAGGACGAATGCAACCGTCGCAACCCGCAAGATCACGTTGGCGTGATTCACAATTCCAATTTATGCACCGAGGTCGTGCTGAATACGTCCGACGATGAAACCGCCGTGTGTAATCTCGGCTCGCTGAACTTGTCGCGCATCAAAGGCGATGACGAACTGCGCCGCGTCATTCATACCGGCATGCGAATGCTCGACAATGTGGTGGACATCAACTTCTACCCATCCGAACGCGCCAAGAGCGCCAATATGCGGCACCGTCCGGTCGGCATGGGTGTGATGGGCTACACCGAATGGCTGGTACAGAAAGGGATTGACTGGGAATCAGAGGCGCACGTCGAAGCGGCTGATAATCTGTTCGAGCGTATCAGCTATCACGCCATCGAAGCGTCAAGTGACTTGGCTGCCGAGCGCGGTTCTTACGCCAGTTTCGCGGGTTCGAAGTGGAGTCGCGGCATTTTGCCGGTCGACACCGCGCGGAAGGTTGGCGCGGTTCTGATGCAATGGGAAGCCCTGCGCGAGAAGGTAAAAGCTCAAGGCATGCGTAACTCGAACTGTATGGCAATCGCGCCGACCGCCACCATTGCAAATATCGCCGGCACCACACCCTGTATCGAGCCGATCTTTGAACGTCAGTACACCAAGTCCAACCTCTCCGGCAGCTTCACTGTGGCAGATCCATGCTTGCGTTATGGCAAGCCGGAACTGTGCAAGGAAGCGTTTGAAATCGCGACGATCTGGATCATTAGGGCCGCAGCCGTGCGTCAAAAGTGGATCGACCAGTCGCAGTCCGTGAATGTGTTTGTCAAGCATGGTATTCGTGGCGCGGAATTGGCTGACATTTACATGACCGCGTGGAAGATGGGCCTGAAAACGACCTATTACCTTCGCAGCCAGTCAGCTCAGCTCGCCACATTGTCGAACGAAGCGTCAGGGGTGGTTAAGGAAGGGCCGAAAGTGAATTTCTGTTCTATTTCGGACCCTAGTTGTGAAAGCTGCCAGTAGCAGGTAAGTCACAACTGACTACAATTAATGACAGGTGAGGCGCGGTGCCCCACTTTTCAAAGGAGATTCTAAATGAGTAAATATGCAGACAGGGTGAACAGCCGACGCATCATCGAAGGCCCGAAAGATAATTTGATGGCTATTTCGCCGATGAAGCACCCGTGGGCGCGTGAAATTTGGCGCGTCATGGCGGCAAATACATGGTTTCCGCAGGAAATCGACTTGTCTCGTGATGTGCGAGACTACAAGACGACACTGACGGACGCCGAGCGCACCATGTACGACAAGGCGCTGGCCTTTCTGTCGAATCTGGACGGCATTCAGTTCAACAACCTGATTCACAATATCGGCCATTACATCACTTCGCCCGAAGTCTCGATGTGCATCAGTCGTCAGGCATTTGAAGAAGCAAATCATGTAGACTCTTACGCCACCATGATCGAGGCTATATCGCTCGATCCAATGTCGGTCTATATGACGTTTGAGCGCGACGAAATGCTCGCCGCCAAGAATGAATACATTATGCAGAAAAGTCTCGCATTGAAGGAAGACTATTCTGCGAAGAATTTTGCCCTGGCTGTAGTAGCGAACATCATTCTTGAAGGTATCTATTTTTTCAGTGGCTTTTTGGCGTTCTACGTGCTGGCCCGCAACGGCAAGATGCTCGGCTCGTGCGATATGATTCGCTTGATCCAGCGCGACGAACAAGGCACGCACTTGCAACTGTTCGTGCATATCTTCAAGGCGTTGCAGGTCGAGCGCCCTGAACTGTTCGATGAGGACTTCTACGCGCAGGCGCGAAAGCTCTTCGAGGGAGCAACCGAACTGGAAAGTGCCTGGGGCCGCTACATCATTCGTGATGGCGTTCTGGGTATCACGGATACGATCATCGACGATTACATCAAACACCTAGCGAACGACCGCGCAGCCATGATCGGTATGTCGCCTATTTACCCAGGCGTGAAGAACCCCGTTGCCTGGGTGGAGAAATTCAGCGAAGTGCGCGGCACGGAGACTAACTTTTTCGAAGGAAAAGTCACTAACTATGCCGTAGGTGGCACACTCGACTGGTAAAACTTGCCTGAGTTTTGCTTGTAAACATAAGTCATTATTGACTATAATTAAACAAGTGAAAAGCAAGCAGTAACGAATGCCGGGTTAGCTCAGTTGGCTAGAGCGCACGATTGATAAACGTGAAGACGCCTGTTCGAGTCAGGCACCTGGCGTCAGAAATTGTCGTAACCCCCTTGAAATTGAAGGTGTGTCGGACGCGGGGGCAGTGCCCGCCGCCTCCACCAAAAGAGTATCGCAGTATTCTTTTGATGGGGGCGACACAGATTCGACGGCGCATTTAGGTGGAGAGGGCGACACGGTAGGCGATGACCGTAAATCAAGCAAATCCAGTAAATGCAAACGATAGCACTTACCTGAAAGCCGCCTAAACGGCGATTTCGGGGCGCTCATCACGGTAGCAATACCGTCCTGGCAACAGAAGGATGAGGAGGTTGGTTCTCGCAAGAGAGCCTACTTCGAAGCTGACGGCAAAGTCCGGCAAGTCCGGCAAGTCCGGCAAGTCCGGCATTGCCGGAGTGTCTCTGCTTAGTTCTGTTTTTACAGACAACGCAATTCGGTCGTCAGCCGTCAGCTTCGAAGTAGGGCGACCACAAAGGTATCGCCATGTAATACGTGAGTCGGAATCGTAACCTGATAAACTCTTTGAAAGGAGAGCGCATGCCTGTTTTTGATTATCGCTGTGAGTGTGGACATGAACAAGAAAAGTTCGTGCGAAGCGCGGAACAGCTTGTCGAGTGTCCGAAGTGCGGTGCTGCGATGAAGAGGCAATTGGCCGCGCCAGGAGACTTTAAGTGCAAAGGCGACGGGTTTTACAAGCCTGGCGCCAATTTCAAAAAGTGAAGGATAAAATGCGAAAAGTTATTGGATTTATCATCATGGTCTGTGCGGTCATTGTTGGCGCCTACGCGGGAATCGTATGGGCATTGATCGGCGGGATTGTTGATGTTGTCAATGCATTCAAGGCGCCGTCTGTTGATGCCTGGGGCGTGGGGATTGGTGTTGTCAAGATTCTGTTCTGCAGTGTAATCGGCTGGGGAACAATCACAATCGGCGTGTTCATTGGCGCCATCGTCGTCGGCGACAAATAAGGAAACAAAATAATGAAGAAAACAATACTGGCGCTTTCTGTGGCGCTGTCACTTACAAGCGCGTCCGCTATGGCGTTCGATCTGAACGACTGTTCTGCATACTTTTCGCCGCACGGCGGCGTAACTGATGCTCTTGTCAAGTATATCGACACGGCGAAATCGAGCGTTCGCGTTCTTGCCTATAATTTCACTTCAAAACCCGTGGCGCAAGCTCTGATTGATGCACACAAGCGCGGCGTGGATGTTCAGATAGTGTTGGACAAAAGCGTGCCGACCGAGCGCAACAGTGCGCTTCCTGACCTTCTTGTCGCTGGCGTGGTGTCGTACATCGACAAGGCGCACAAAATCGCGCACAACAAGACAATCCTGGTCGACGGCGAGTGGATTGAGACAGGCAGCTTCAATTACAGTCCCAACGCCGAAAATTTCAATGGCGAAAATGCTTTGATCTGCCACGGCGTCGAAGCCTACGCGCAGTACAACGCGGATTGGGAAAAGCACAAGGCACATTCGACACTTACGGAGGTAACATCAAAATGACCATATCGGCAAAAATTATTAAGGATTCGATTAGTGAAGCTGATGCAAGAATAACGACACTTCAGTTGATGTATCCAAGGTTCATTCATGCGGAAATGCTTACGCATCGCGTGTTCAGTCGTAACGCCAGCTCCTCCCGCGCCATTCCAGTTAAGAAGATGATCGAAATGGTACGTAATGAGCCGGCAATGCCTATTCATTGGGGCGCAAATCAACCAGGAATGCAGGCAAGTGAGCAATTGGTCGGTGAGCGTCTTGATGCCGCTAAAAACGCTTGGATGATGGCTGCGAAAGCGGCAGCGGATATTGCAGAAACGATGATGAGAGTGGGTCTGCACAAGCAGGTTGCCAACCGCATTCTTGAGCCATTTCAGCACATTCATGTGATTGTAACGGCGACAGAATGGCGTAACTTCTTCGCCCTTCGCGCCCATCCTGACGCGCAGCCTGAGATTCAAGCGCTGGCCGTTGCGATACGCGAGGCGATGGCTGCCAGTGTACCGAAATTGCTGCGTGAAGGCGAATGGCATTTGCCGTATGTGACCGACGAAGACTTCCTCGCCATCGAACAGCATATCGGTAACCCGCTCAACCATAATGGCGTTGTTGAAATAGCAAAGAAGGTTTCTGCCGCTCGATGCGCTCGTGTTTCGTACCTGATGCACGACGGCAGCAAGCCTAGCATCGAGAAAGACCTGGAGCTGTATGAGCGCCTTGTTGGTGGTGAGCCAATTCATGCGTCACCTGTAGAGCATCAAGCGACACCGGACTTTCACGATTGTTGGGAAAATCCACATCTGCACGGTAATTTTGTCGGCTGGATTCAATACCGCAAGGAAATCGAAAGTTCTTTCGCTTCCTGATTTACGCCCGTATCATTAAACTCAACCTGCAAATATCAAAGGAGAAACGACATGATTCAAACAATTCTTGGCGGTAAAAAGACCGTCGCTGGCGTGCTGACGCGCAACGAAGGAGTGCGCTAATGGACGCCAAGTACAGTGAGATATACAGCGAGATGGTAACGGCGCTTGCGAAGCCAGGTCTTGCCATTCTGAACGCAATGACGCCTAACAGCGCTCACTTGCTACACATGGCGGTGGGCGTTTCTGGCGAATCGGGCGAACTGCTGGATGCGGTGAAGAAGCACGTTGTCTACAATAAGCCTCTGGATCGTGAAAACGTGATTGAGGAATTGGGAGACCTTGAGTTCTACATGGAAGGTCTGCGCCAGGGTCTTGGCATCACGCGCGAAGAAACGCTCGTTGCCAACATTGTCAAGCTCTCAACTGGCACGAAAGCGCGTTACAAGGCTGGCTATTCCGATCAGGCGGCTCAAGAGCGAGCCGATAAGCAATGATTGGCTTGTGTGGTAGTCATAGGGTAGGCAAAACTTCTCTGGCCCGCACTTTCGCCGAAAAGCGCGGACTAAAGTTTGTCGAAACTTCAGCCAGTGCGATTTTCAAGGAGTTGGGATACGACCCTGCCGTCACCTACGACTTCTCGACGCGCTTGCTGATTCAAGAAGAGATTCTAAAGCGCTTCGACCGCCTGTACAGTCAGCATGTTCGTGCCGATTTGTCCATCACCGACAGAACGCCATTGGATATGTTGGCTTACACGATGGCAGAAGCTGTAGGTAACGCTGTGAGTGCAAAAGATCAGGAGCGGTTCAGACAGTATGCTCGAAACTGTATTGAGATCACCAACAAGCGCTTCACTGTTCTGGTCGTCGTGCAACCTGGCATCAAAGTCGTAGCAGAAGAGGGCAAGGCTGCGCTCAATGACGCATACATCGAGCATCTGAACTCGGTCATTCTTGGCTTGAGTGTGGATGAGCGTATCAAGCCGACACATTTCTACCTGCCTCGTCAAATGACAG